CCTTAAAGGGTGCTCTGCACTTGTAGCTCAGCTGGATAGAGCATCCGCCTTCTAAGCGGACGGTCATAGGTTCGAATCCTATCAAGTGTACTTTTTCAAAAAACAAAAAATGCCAAAAATTTTTTTTGACCAATTTTTGAGATTTTAATATTCCGGAGGACAAAATGGAAATTATACTATCAATAACGCCTATCAAGCGTTTTATTAACGGAAAAAGACAAAAAGGCGAAACCAAAGTCATCAGTTCAGAAATACTAAACGACTATGGATTCTCTGAGGCTGAAATAAAGAGAATTACTGTGAATTGGGATGTTAATCACATCACGAGAAGAGATTCAAAATTTATTTACAAAGCTAGTCCAAAATATTAGGAGAAAAAATGAGAATTGTTTTATTCTTCTCAACAAAATGGCCCTTTATAAAACTACACTATTTTAAAGACTTTAAACCATCAGGAGGACAAATGAAAAAAGATAGATACACAGAAGGCAAGGTGACCCTCAGAGAGCATCTAGATACAATTGATCAAAACGGAACCGCTAGCGTTTACGCCAAGAGATCATTAGTGAAAAGATTAAAACAAAAATTCAAAGATATGGGATACATACGTCTTTCTAAGAACCAGTTTCTTATTGAAGATTACATTGACATGATCTTTGAAACTCAAGATTATCGTTGCACTCACTGGATTGAAACAAAAGATGGTCAGCTTAACGGCGTCTGGAACAGACCTGGCTCGGGCTACTCTTTGTGGAAAAGAGAGGATGTGGTTTATGAATTAGATCATGTCTTTCCAGTGAATGCCGGAGGAAAAGATGGTTTTGAAAACTTTCAGTTTTTGTCTGCTAACGCTAATGCTTTTGTAAAATGCTCACTAACCTATGATGACCTTCTTAAGAGAGTTGATTTGTCTTTAAAACTAAAGAACAGAATCAAAAGAGTTTTAAGAAGACGAAAGAAACTTTTCAAATCTGAACGCTGGACCGCTTGGATACAAAAAGTTGAGGCTATGGAAGCCGAATTAAAAAAAGTAAAAAAAATTGAAGAAAATGCTTGACATACCCTTTTGGATATGTTATAATAAGTGTGGAAGTATGGTCGAAACCCTGCTTACCTTAGTGAATTAACACAATAAAATAAATAACCTTAGGAGAAAACTATGCCTATTAATATAGAAGCAATGCGTGCTAAACTTAACGCATCAAAAAACGGTGGTAAACCATCGTCAAGCAAGAGTACCATGTGGCGGCCCAAATCTGGTGATCAACATATTCGTATTCTGCCAACTGCGGACGGTGACCCGTTCCGTGAATTTCATTTCCACTATAATGTTGGAAAAAACCCTGGAATTTATTGTTCCAAACGTAATGATGGTGGCGAATGTTGTATTTGCGACTTCGCGTCGAAACTATGGCGTGGTGGAGTTGAAAACGACGATCAAAACCTCAAAAACGAAGCAAAGAAATTGTTCGCTCGAAAGCGTTACTACTCACCTGTTCTAGTTCGTGGAATGGAAGATGAAGGAGTAAAAATCTGGGCCTATGGTAAGACTGCTTATGAAACCTTGCTAGGCTATGTTCTTGATCCTGATTATGGTGACATTACAGATCCTCAGACAGGTACAGATATTAAGTTAACTTACACAATTCCTGGAACTCCTGGTTCATTCCCAAAGACAAACCTCCAGCCTCGGCGTCGTCCGTCTGTCCTCTGTGACGATGCAATTGCTGATTGTCAAGATCTTCTAGATTCAGTGCCTGATATCGACAATCTTTTTGAAGTAAAGTCGGTTGAAGATGTCCAGGCTCTGCTGGATGGTTATCTGTCCTCCGACTCTTCAGCGGAGTCCTCTTCCTCAGAGACTCAGAAATATCAGAAGAAAACAGGTAGTGATGTAGATAAGGCTTTCGCAGCGTTCATGTCTGAAGAATAGTTATAGGTCCTCCTGTGTTGTAGGGTTTGGTCGTTTGTCCCTTGGTTTAAAAAACGACCTCTTTTTTAGCGGGATGGAGCAGTCTGGTTAGCTCATCGGGCTCATAACCCGAAGGTCGTGAGGTTCAAATCCCACTCCCGCATCCACTTTGGTGAATTTTACCGAACTACTTGAATCATAGCGATTCGAGATAATAATTTTAGGAGCATATATGCTTAATGACACTGAAAAATCTGGCTTCTTTATACCAGAGACAAACTTAAACAACCTTTACGGCCTGGTTATCCCCCACTCAGGACATACTCTTTTTGATGCTATAAAGGATTTGGTTGATAACTCTTTTGATGCAGGTGCATCAAAAATTACAATTGACATCAAAGGAGAGCCATCCGACATCCAATCTTATTGGATTTACGATAATGGATCAGGTATGGATTATGAGACGCTCAAAGGAGCGATGACTTATTCTGCTGGTTCATCCCACAAATCTGGAGACCTTGGTAAGTTTTCTATTGGCTGCACCACAGCGTGTTGTACGATTGGGCTTATCAGAAGAATTTTTACAAAAACTGCAGAGGGAGATCTACTAGTGGCTAGCCAAGACTTTAGTAATGTTTCAGAGACCTCATTTATTAAAAAAGCCTCCAACAAGCAAAAGAAATTCTTTAAAGACATTGTTGGAAACCATGGGACAATTATAGAGATATCCTCTCTGAGAGAAGATAAAAGGGAATATAAAAGAATAAGAGACTTAAAAAGTGCTTTGATCAAAGATTTAGGAGCCTCATTCTACTTGCTATTAAGCAATAGAAGAAAAATTTTCGTTTCAACTCCAAAAGAAGTTATTGAGGTTCATCCAAAAGACCCTTTGTTTTACAAAACTGACCCTCAAGTTGTTGATATTCACAAAACAGCAACAATTGATTTTGATGGAAGCAAAATCGACATTAGAATGGTTCATTTGAACTTAGATGCAATTGATTCAAGCCTCAAAAGATATGATGATCAAGGAGTCTATTTTTGTAGAAACAACAGGCTCATATCATCTGGACGAGGCGTTAAAAATCTTTGGGTTAAAAATCCTAGAAAAAATGCTGGTAGAATTGAAATATCATTTACAGAAGAATTGGATGCTCACTTTGGCTTGACTGCTACAAAAAACAAAGTTAGTTTGTCTCAATCACTAACTGACACTTTGGCCAAAACCATTAAGACGTTCGTAATCGCCTTAGAAGAGAAGTGGAAAAAGAATGAAGACACCACGACCACAGAAATTGAAAAAGAAATAGACGACTTTAAAAAGCAACTAATTCGAAATGCCGGTATTATACATCTTCCAAAAGACGTACAGGCAAAAGAAAAACGTAATCGATCTAAAGAAGTCAAAAAACCAGGCTCTGTGTCTCCAAAGAATACAGGTAAGAAAAGATCTGCATCTAATGCTTACAAAGCACCTGAATTCAAATTTGAGCAACAACCTAGAACACCGGAAGCTTTTTGGATTGATTTCGGCGATAACGATGAAATGTATATCACTATGAATTTATCAAATTCATTTGTGAGAGAGCATTGGACAAATGGCACTGAAGCCTCTAGAAGGCTTATGAGAAAGTGGACAACTGCAACATGTCTTGCATTCTTTCGGAAGAAAGAAACTCACTACGAAAAAGCTGCTAATTCTTTTATGGAAGATATGTTTGAAGAGATTAAAAGACTTCAAATAGCATTTGGTAAATAATAAAGGAGTGTACAATGGATAAAAAACAAATTTATCGTAAAGTGCCAATGTCGACCTCTTTAGAGATGAGCTACAATCTTTGGCTGAAGAAACTTGGACGAACACTTGCAGACATTCGGAAAAGTCGAAAACTTACTCAAGTTAAAATGGCTGAAAAGACTGGTTTTGATATGAAGTTTTATCAAGACTTAGAATATGGTCGTCGACCCATTACCACTCGGACGCTCTTCCAGTTATGTGATGGTGTTAAAATTACTTTGCAAGACTTAATTAATATGACCGAGAAACAGGAGATAAAATGACAAAAGCAGGAAAAATTGACATTAATGCGATGAAGAAATTCGTCAATAAAAAAGTTGGGTTAGATATAGCCCATGACTTAAATGAAGATAATCCTACCGAAGTAAAAGAATGGATTCCAACTGGCTCTCGCTGGCTGGACTCTATCATTTGCCGAGGTAAGATGGCTGGTATTCCCGTTGGGAAGGTTACTGAACTTGCTGGTCTTTCATCTGCTGGTAAGTCTTATATGGCTTGTCAAATTGCTGCACAAGCACAAAAGAAAGGACATTGTGTCGTCTACTTTGACGCAGAGTCCGCTATCGATCCTTTGTTCCTGAGGAACTCTGGTATTGATATTAATAATGATTTCTTATATATCCAAGCAGTTTCGGTGGAGAAAACCTTGGAAACTATTGAGGATTTAATGGGTCAATATCCAGATACACAGTTTTTGTTTATCTGGGACTCTATCGCAGCAACATCTTCTGAAAAAGATTTAGAAGGTGACTTCAACCCTCAATCGTCAATGGCAGTAAAGCCTCGGATATTCGCAAAAGCATTTCCGAAACTTATTGTTCCATTGGCAAATCAACAATGCACATTGTTGATAATTAATCAACTTAAGACGAACATTACTTCAAATGTTGCAGAGGCCATGACAACACCTTATGTTGCACCCGGCGGAAAAGCAATTGAATACTTCTGTTCTCTTCGCATTTGGCTTACAAAGCGTAAAGCAAAAGCCTCATTCGTTACTGACGGCACTGGTCTTCGGATTGGTTCTGAAGTAAAAGTTAAGATGGAAAAGTCTCGCTTCGGGTCTGAAGGTCGCACTTGTGGCTTTAAGATTCTCTGGGGTAAAGACGTTGGCATTCAAGATGAAGAATCATGGCTTGAAGCATTAAGGGCATCAGGCTCTGATCGCTTCAAACCCGGTGCTTGGAACAAAATTTATGACCGAGACGGCAAGGAATACAAATTCCAAAGATCGCAGTGGATCAAAAAGCTCCAAGCCCCAGAGTTTCGCTCTGTTGTGTTTGACATCATGGATGATGAAATCATTAGAAAATTTGAGTCCGAAGGCAAGAACTTTGGTCTCGAAGGAGAGTCCGAAGAAGCTTAAATGCTGAAGGTAACTCATCAGCCTCGTTGGTTCGCCATCGGGGCTTTTTTTGTTTTTAAACCACTATTTATGGTGACTGCGGAGATTACCCATGAAACTTACAGAAGCAAAATTAAAACAAATGATTATAGAGGCAATCAGAAACTCTTCTACTAGAAGTTTCGGAATCCCAACACCAGATGAAAAACTCAGAGCAAAACTTGGAAATAGAGCGTTTGATAATCTTCAATCTCTAGACCCAGAACAATCCCTTGTCATGAAACAGGCATTTGATGACGTATATCCAAGCCCAATTAAGCAAGAAAACTTTGAAGACTTAGTTAAACCTTTTGGTTTTAAGCTTCATGTTTCGAAGTTGTTAACAGATCGAAAATTTCCAATAAGAGTAAAAGCCTATGATGCTTATAAGTCGTCGAAGATTGATTCGGATAGATTTTATGTAAGTTATACTTTTGTTGAAGACGACTTTTTCCCTGTTAATCCTCAAAACTTTTTAGAATACAGAATCGAATTATGGGATCAATCAATAAGGGATAATTCGTTTGAAAGACTTCGTAAAACTATTTTAGTGCCTGATATGTTTACCATAGATTTAACAACCGAAGAAGGGGACCAAACAGCGATGGGATTAATCATCGCAAAAGAAAAAGAAGGCATCCTTGCTGCCATGGAGAAATATAAATAATTTTACTTGACAAACCCTCCGAGATATGTTATAATAATATAAACTCGGAGGATAAATGAAAAACGTTATTATTATTGACGCGTTGAATATGTTTCTACGCTCTTATGTTATTAGTCCACATCTTAATAAAAAAGGATGGCCTATAGGGGGCACCATTGGCTTTCTAAAGAGTCTTCAAAAGGTGGCTAGGGATTTTAACGCTGATGAGATCATCATCGCTTGGGATGGCCATGAGGGCTCTGCAAGGCGACGCTCAATGAACAAGGACTACAAAGGTGGTCGAAAACCTGTAAGGTTTAATCGTCGACTGGTTGAAATACCTGAGGACAAGGAAGAGGCCAACAAAGGTTACCAACAAGTAAGGTTGATGGAGTACCTCAATGAAATGCCAGTCATACAACTAATTGCTGATTTTACAGAGGCCGATGACATAATTGCACTTGTTATTAATAATGAAAGATACGGTTGTTGTATGAAGACCATTGTATCATCCGATAAAGACTTTTTTCAATTGTGTCGTGATGACGTTCAAGTTTACCGTCCAATACAGAAGAAGATTGTAACAAAACAAAGCATTATCGATGACTTTAAGATTCACCCTAACAACTTTGCTCTCGCTAGAGCGATTGAGGGAGACAAGTCTGATAATTTACCTGGTATTCGAGGAGCAGGACTTAAAACAATTGCCAAGAGATTCCCCTATCTTATTCGTAAAGATGAATATGAAGTCGCAGACATCATCAGAGACTGTGCCATGCAAGGTAAGAAATTAAAAATACATGAAAATATTTCCAACAATGAAAAATTAATCAAAGACAACTATGCCATTATGCAACTGCAATATCCTAATATTAGACCAATGAATCGTGAAATTATTAAAAGAGCTATAATCGATTTTGAACCACACTTTAATAAAATAAAATTCTCTCAAATGTTAGCCGAAGATGATGGTCTTTCGCTAAATTTTAACGATTTACAAGCTGTTTTTAGGAAAATAAAAAGATAATTTTACTTGACAACTTGACTTGAATAGGTTATATTTATTCATACACTAAAAATACTGGAGGACAAATGAACGATTTAACATCGAATGAAACCTTTGTAAGGTTTGGAAAAAATTTCCAAGAAAAACTATGTCAACTTATGCTTGAAGATAGACCTTTCTTTGATCAAATTATGGAAGTGTTAGATATCACTTTCTTTGAGAAAAAATATCTACAAATATTCGCACAGACTTTAATCAACTATCGCAACAAATACAACACACACCCAAATTCAGAGGTGATGATGTCCCTGTTGAGAACTGAACTCAATCATCACGACAAAGCAACTGCACAAGCCGTACGAGAGTTCTATGCACGTATTCACACATCTGATGGTGTTGAAGAAGCAGCATTTATTAAAGATAAAGCAATCGACTTTTGTCGTAAGCAAGTATTGAAGGGAGCTATGATCAAATCAGCCTCTCTCCTCAAGTCATCTTCTTTTGAAGAGATTGAGAAAGTGATCAAGGAGGCCTTAGTTCTTGGAACCGACAATAACTTTGGACATGACTTTCGCAAAGATTTGCTTAAACGTTTTGAGTTGGTTTCACGAGATCCAACTTCAACTGGCTGGTCTAGAATGGACGAGATATGCAAAGGAGGCCTTGGAAAATCCGAATTGGGTGTTGTTATTGCTCCTACCGGTGCTGGGAAGTCTATGGTCTTGGTCCATCTCGCGACTCAAGCGTTATTGCAAGGAAAAACTGTTGTCTACTATACCCTCGAACTCAAAGATACAGTGGTTGGTCAAAGGTTTGATTGCTGTATCACCGATGTCCCTCTTCAAGAGCACAGAGTGAGACAAAAAGAAATTATCGATAAGGTGAAAGATCTTGAGGGAACGCTAATTATCAAAGAATATCCAACCAAATCTGCTTCTGTGCAAACCATCAAGAATCATATTGAGAAGTTGCGTAAGCGAGGGATCGAACCTGACATGATCTTGGTTGATTATGCTGACTTGCTGAGACCCGCTAGAAGTTCAAACGAAAAACGTCACGAATTGGAAGAAACCTATGAAGGCTTACGAGGCCTTGCACAAACTTATGAAATTCCATGCTGGACTGCTTCTCAAACGAACCGAAGCGGACTTAATGCAGAGGTTATTACAATGGAGGCAATCTCTGAAGCATTTAATAAATGTTTCGTTGCTGACTTTATCTTTTCGCTGTCTCGAACAGTACAAGACAAGCAGGCAAACAAAGGGCGATTATTTGTAGCAAAAAACAGGAATGGCCCAGATGGACTTGTATTTGATGCATTTGTTGATTGGTCTACAGTATCAATTAAGATATTGGATCGAGACGAGACAGCAGAGAAGATGCAATCAACCACAGATGCATTAGCAATGTTAAAGGAAAAATACGCTAAAATGGGGCAATAATGGAATCATCATCAACATATACTCTCGAAGAAAGAGAGTACTTTAGAAAAATAACACAGGAGAGAAATGGAATGGATTTGGAGAAGGAAATCTTGTCGGACATTACAGTTCACATGAAATATGCAAGATATCTCGAAGATAAGCAACGACGAGAAAACTGGGATGAACTAGTAACACGCAATATGGAAATGCACATTAAAAAATTTCCACATATAGAAAATGAAATCAGAGAGAACTACAAGATGGTATTTGACAAGAAAGTCCTACCATCAATGAGAAGTATGCAGTTCGGAGGCAAACCTATTGAGGTTTCCCCGAATCGTGTTTTCAATTGTGCTTATGCTCCTGCTGATGATCCCCGCATATTTGGAGAGATTATGTTTTTGCTTTTAGGCGGTACTGGAGTTGGATATTCAGTGCAAAGACACCATGTCGATAAACTTCCAGAGATACACAGGCCATCATCCAAGAGAACAAGAAGATTTTTAATCGGAGATTCGATCGAAGGTTGGGCGGATTCTGTGAAGGCACTAGTTATGTCTTACTTCAAAGGGACATCAAAGCTAAGATTTGATTTTTCTGACATTAGACCCAAAGGTGCACGACTTGTAACATCTGGAGGCAAAGCACCAGGCCCACAGCCTTTAAGAGAGTGCTTGGTAAAAGTAGAAGGAATTTTAGATGCTAAAGAAAATGGCGACAAACTCACTCCTATTGAGGTGCATGACATCATCTGTCATATTGCGGATGCAGTTCTGGCAGGCGGTATTCGCCGTGCTGCCCTCATTTCTTTATTCAGTGCTGATGACGAAGATATGCTTTCAGCCAAGTCAGGAGCTTGGTGGGAACTCAATCCACAACGAGGAAGAGCAAACAATTCCGTAGTTATTATGAGACACAGAATTGATGAACCAACATTTAAGAACATCTGGAGACGAGTCGAGGAGTCTCGCTCTGGAGAACCTGGGTTTTACTTCTCTAACGATAAAGAGTGGGGTTGCAATCCTTGTTGTGAAATTGGCCTTCGTCCTTTTCAGTTCTGTAATTTAACCGAGATCAACGTATCGAACGTAAACTCACAAAGAGAACTTGAGCAGCGTGCAAAAGCTGCATCATTCATTGGAACTCTGCAGGCATCTTACACCGATTTCCATTATCTTCGACCAATATGGCAGAGAACAACAGAAAAAGATTCATTAATAGGCGTATCGATGACTGGTATTGCATCTGGTGGCGTCCTTAAGCTTAATTTAAAAGAAGCAGCAGAGCAAGTAAAACTTGAGAATAAAAGAACTGCTGACTTAATAGGCATTAAACCAGCCGCTAGAACAACTTCTGTCAAGCCTGCTGGAACTACCTCGTTGACCCTCGGAACTTCGAGTGGAATTCATGCGTGGCATAATGACTACTATATACGCAGATTACGCGTAGGTAAGAATGAAGCTATCTATACATATTTAGCAGATAACCTACCTGAGTTGATCGAGGACTGTCGTTTCCGACCACACGACACTGCTATCCTATCTGTTCCGCAAAAAGCTCCTGAGAGTGCAATAACACGTCATGAAACGGCACTTGATTTACTTGAGAGAGTAAAGAAGGTTTCAAATGAATGGATAAAGCCCGGACACATTAACGGCAATAACACTCACAATGTATCCGCGACAGTCACAATCAAAGATGATGAGTGGGATATTGTTGGAGATTGGATGTGGATCAACAGAAATGTTTATAATGGTTTATCCGTCTTACCGTATGATGGTGGCACGTATGTTCAGGCTCCCTTTGAAGATTGCGACAGAGAAACTTATGAAAGAATGCTTGAATTAGTGAAAAACGTTGATTTAGATCTAATTACTGAAGTTACAGATGAAACTGATTTAAGTGGAGAAGTCGCATGTAGCGGTGGATCCTGTGAAATATTTTAGGAGATAGTATGAGAGAGACACTCGAACAAATTGTAAAAGAACTACAACAGACCCTAATGGACCTTGATAAAGTTGATGCTGGTGCTTATGGCTACAAATCTGCCGCACCTCGTGTTAGAAAGATTCTTATGGAATCAACTAAGAAAATCAAAGACCTAAGAACTGAAGTTCAAGATAAGAAAAAACAACACGAATCAAAAGATAATTAACGTTACCCCTTGACATCGTGCCCTAAACGTGTTATACTATAGTATAACACGTTTTTTTATTATGGAGGTATTATGGAATTTAAGCCATTTAACAAACATTTGTGGATCAAGCCACAAGAAGAAGAAGAAGAAAATAAGGAGCATGATTTATTTATTATGCCTGATGAATATAAGCCAGCAAAATCACCCTATGTAATTGGTGAAATATTAGACATGGCCGAGGATTGTACAATTGATCTATTGCCGGGAGAAACAATAATTGTAGAAAGATCTACAATACAAGAAATAAAAGGCAATTTTGAAACTATTTACGTCGTTAAAGAGAACTACGTATATGGGAGATTGCTTGATGAGATTGA